TATAGTCTGATGTCCCAGACCAAAGATAGTGGCTTGATGGATTATTTCTTCTACCAAATATTGCACCACATGATTTTATATGATCGCTTGTAAATCTTTTTACTACTGGATTGTCAATATCAAAATCTATGTATTGATCTAATCTTAATCCTATTTGTTTTGTTGAGTGTTCTATTTTCCATTCTTCTTTCGTAATCTTAAAATCTGGGTCAGACCATTTTTCAACTACAGCCTGCTTTGTATCGCAGGGTATAATTACCCGTCCTAGATCTATCCAATCTTCAAATGTAATTGGTGCTTTGATTATCTTCTCATTCATAAATTAAAAAGTGGGCGTTTCCACTCTCGCTTCGACGCCCACCACCTAGGATCTTATAAATTTAAAGATTTTTTAGTCTGTTCCTGTGTTTCAGGTTTAGCTTGTATCTCACCTTTACCTACAGAATCTGCAAAAGATTTTGCCATGTCATAGATACCTTTATCTGTAACTGGTCCAACCTTTGCTACATCCCAACCAAACCATGTTCCTTTGTCGTTAGACATCTGAACAGTTGATAGTTTATAAATGTGGCTGTAAGTTGGCGGAGTAAACAAACCATTTTTACCTTGCATCTTTAAACCCATCATCATTGAGTTCCATTTTCTACTAACTTTTAATTGAGTAGACTTCATAGATATCAATGCTGTCTCTGGGTTATCACCGACTACAAGTACAAAATGACTAGCGGTATTATCAAGATAATTACCGTTTGGTAATCTATCCTTATAATCTTTTCCTCTAGTTGTTTGACTGATGATATCACTATCTGCATCGTGTATCGCGACAGGAGCACCTGTTGATGTGCCTCTATCTTGCCATTCAATGTACTGTCTTTTGTAGTGACATGGCACGACATTTATAGTGTCGTACAATGAATTGGTGACAGTGTTTATGATTTTGCCTGGCTCTGCGCCCTCGACATATTTACCATCTCTTTTGTTTACCTCTGGAGATAGTTGTCCCAAAATTTTTAAGAATGGTAACGCAAGATCTTCTTGCGAAATATTCTGGGCTCCTTGTTGTGCATCAGCTTCCATATCAAA